GTCGTCCGTATTGCCGAGATTGGATGCTGGGTCGGCGAGAGCACGACGGCGATCTTAGCCGCTCTGAAGGGGCGTCGCGCGGTGGTAACTTGCGTCGACCATTGGGAGGGCTCGAAATCAGACCCAACGGCGGAGTGGGTCCCAACGGCGGAGTGGGTTCAAAAGTGCCCCCACCCCGGCGGCGTCAAGGCGATCTTCCACGAAAACATGGCAACCGTGACGAAGGATATCAAAGGCGTTTGCGTGGATGTGCTTACCGCCGACTCTCTCGCCGCGGCTAAGGCTTTCGCCGATTACACGTTTGACCTGATTTATCTTGACGCCGACCATGATCGCGATGCGGTGAGGGACGACCTCGCTGCCTGGTTCCCCAAGCTGAGGCCAGGCGGCATTATCTGCGGCCACGATTACGGCGGCGTGTTTACCGGCGTCGTAGAGGCTGTGAATGTGTTCTTCGGCAGCAAAACCTTCCTTGTTGTTGACGTGGGAAGAAACACGGTCTGGTCGGTGGATTGTTCCAAGTAGAGGTCGCCCGATGTCTAGCGACAGTTCCACGCATCCGTTTGAAGAACCCGGCGTCACCATTGACTTCGGCCCCGACCCGCCGCGGGAGTGCAACCGCTGTCATGTGGTTCAGCCTCGCGAGGCGTTCCGGGACGATCCCCGGGGTTATCCCCGGGAGATCTGCCGGGAGTGCGAGCGGCACAACCCAGACCATCGGCGACAGAGAGACCTGGCTGCCGGTTTGCGGGGTCTGGTCGCTCGGGCCAATCGGCAGACGACCAAGCCGGCCGACTTGAGCGAATTTTGCAATGAAATGCTGGACAAATTCAAAGGGTTGTCGGAGTTTTGCCAGTTCTGGCACCAGCAAATCCAGACGGCGGCCACCGAGAAACCGGGCTCGAAGACGGTGCTCGATAGCTGCTACACGATCTACAAGATGCACGTCGCCGCGGCCACGGAACAGCGGGAGCGAATTCCCTTGGAGACGGCCACGGAACAGGAACTTGAGGAGGCAATCACCAGCTTCGCCCTGTCGGTGGTAAGGGCGCCGGAAGACGGTGAAGCGGAAATCGCCGAGTGTGCATAGCGAGGGAGTGGCGAGGGAACGGATTCAATGACTAGGACAAACGGGGGATACGAGATCCACGACGCCGGCGAATTCCGCCGGGCCCTGGCTGAATTGCACAGGCGGCAAGAGGAGGGCTTGAGGCTCTATCGGCCGATGCGGAGTCAACTGCCGTTCCACTTGAGCGCTGCTACCGAGCGGATTATTCGGGGCGGCGTGCGAAGCGGGAAGACTGGATGCGCGGCGGCCGAGGTAGCCAGTGCCGCCCTGGGAGTCCCGATAATCGGGCCGGACGGCAAAGAGCTGCCGTTCCAGTATCCCCGCGAGCCGCTGGTGATCTGGGTGGTCGGCTACGACGAGAAGCATATCGCTCGAATCTACCGCAAGCTGTTTTGCAAGGGGCTATACCGAGTCATCAAGGACCGGGAGACCGGTCTCTTGAGGGAATGGCGGCCGTGGGAAGCGGACGACGCGGCCCGCCAGGCTGAGACCAAGCCTTCCCCTCCGCTGATTCCGGAGCGGCTGGTTAGTGCCGACGGGTGTGCCTGGGAGAACAAAAAAGAGCAGGTCTTCAGCGTGATCCGGTTGAAGAACGGCGCCGAGATCCACGCCTTCGCGTCGGGCGGCGAAGCCGGCCAGGGTGATGCGGTCCACCTGATCTGGATCGACGAAGACATCAAGATCCCGGGGCACGTCGACGAATGGCTGTCTCGGCTGTCGGACTTTGACGGCCGGCTGATTTGGTCGGCGTGGCCACACTCGGCCAACGACGCCCTGGTCCGAATGAGCAAGCGGGCGCACGACCAACGCGGCCAAGAGAATCCCGACGTGTGGGAGGTTGTGCTGAGGTTTTCCGACAATCCCTACATCCCGGCGGCGGCCAAACGGAAACGGTTGGCCGCCTGGCGAGAGGCGGGGGCCGCGGTGGCTCGCAGCCGTGACTTGGGCGAGTTTACCACGGACACTGTACTGGTCTTTCCCTCATTCAGCGTTGACACGCACTGCTTGCCGTCCCAGCGAGAGCCGGACCGGCTAGAGAGCTTCCTGGAACAGGCAAACTATGAGATCCCGACAGAGTGGACTCACTATCTGGCGCTGGACCCGGGGCACACGCAACCGGCGGTCGCGATGGCCGCCGTTCCGCCGTCGAGTGAATTCGGCCGCCGGCTGGTGATTTTCGACGAGGTTTATCGGCCGAGGATCAACGCGATGGAACTGGCTGCCGAAGTTGCCGCCCGGGTAGCGGGGCGGCGGTTTGAAGCCTTTGTGATCGACCATCGAGCCGGCCGGCAAACCACCATCGGGGCCGGCAAGCGGATCGACCGGATTTACAGCGACGCTTTTCGGAAGTACGGACTGGCCAGCCGCTTGACGGGGCACGGCTTCGCCCAGGGCAGCGACCAGATAGCAGCCCGAAACCTGCTGGTGCAAGAAGCCCTTGGCCCGGGCGACGATGGCACTCCCACAATCCGACTGATTGCACATCGCACCACGGCTATGCAGCGGGAATTCGGGCTCTATAAAAAACGCGTGACGAAGGACGACGTTCGAGAGGACGTGGTCGACCGCAATAACCACCTCATGGACACCTTGGCTTATCTAGTGGCCTACGGCCCGGTGTACGTATACCACGAATTGACGGAATACGACCAAAGCCCCGTGCTGGCAGCCTGGCGAAAAATCGTAGGAGAAACACCCCAGGCGTCCATGACGGTCTTTTTACAGGCGGGCGCCCCTCCCGAGGGTGCCGGAACGATATTATTAAACACTTAACCCCGAAGGGACCATCCCGTGAGCAAAGACAAGGCGGCCCGCATTTCATCTCTCCAGCCCATGATTGCCGAGCTGTGCTGGTGGTATCCTCGCGGCGACACAAACCGCGAGCCCCGGGCGGCAATCGTTACCGGCAGTAACCCGGGCGGCGTTCTGGATGTGTCGGTCATCCTGAAAAACGGGCGGCGTTTGGAGTTCGCACAAGGCGTGCGGCATCGCGACGATCCGTCCCTAGAGCAATTCCCCCAACATGCCGTCGACAACGGCGTTTGGGACTTCGTGGGCGGGATGCCGCCCGACGTAGCGGCTACGCTCAGTGTGTCACAGGGCGCGCGAGTGAAGGCGAATCAATAAAAGCCAGGAAGCAGGCAGATAACGTGGTAAGCGATACTTCAGCCGCTGAACTTCTCAGGCCGCTGGTGACCGGATGGCAGGGGCGAATCCGCCGGGCCGTCGAACACCGCAAGGCCTGGCAGGATGTTGCCGACCAGTGCATGGCCTTTTTTGCCGGGTCGTTGGGGTTCATGTGGGAGGATGAGTATCGCCGGCGTTTCATGAAGGGGAGCCTTAACCCTAAATTCAAGATCTCTCTGAATAAGGCGTTCGAGCTAGTGGCCGTCTTCGGGCCGGTGCTATATCACCGCAACCCGGTCCGGGCGTGCCGGCCGTACAAGGCGATAGAGTTTCCCGAGGAGGCGGTCGTCGAGGCCATGGGGGTTTCTCCCGATCTGATCGAATCGCTCAATCAGGCGGAAGAGCAAGCGAGCCAGATGTCGCAGGCCGGGCAACCGATTCCGTGGGACCTCCAGCAACAGCTAGCCCTGAACGACCAGATTCGCTCCGAGGTGGGGAACCTTATGGAGGCGGACGCGAGGGAGAAGAGCCTCTTGCGGGTAACGTGCCAGCTAGTGGAGCAGTATTTGAGCTACACCCCCCGCGAGCAACCCAACGGCGGGCTGGAGCAGGCGGCCGAGGACGCCATCACCGAGATGCTCATCAAAGGCCGCGGCGTGTTGTTCCCTCGGCCCTACACGATGCCGGGCAGCGACACGAAAATGACCGGTTGCTTTTATGAGTCGGTCAATCGCGTAGTAACCGACCCCGACGCCAAGACAATCAATTTTGGCGACGCGCAATGGATGGCCTTGTTACACCACGAGCCCTTGTCGCTGATCGAGAGGCGATTCAAGCTGTCGCCGGGGGCCCTCAAAGGCAAAGGGACCACGGAAAGCGGCGAGGCCCAAGTCGACCGGCAGGAGAGCGACCTGGGGAACCTCCAGCGAGAACGGGGTGAAACCGCCGACATCGGCCAATGGTGGGAAGTGTGGAGCATCGGCGGGGCGACCCGGCAAATGACCGGGATCTCTCCGGAGATGGACAAGCTATTTTCCGACACCGTGGGTGATTTCGCCTATATATGCGTGATGGATGGCGTGTCGTATCCGCTCAACGCCTCCCCCCAGCGGATGCAGCAAGCCTCCGAGGCCGA